GGCCAATGTTGTACGGACAGAATGACGCAATCCCCGCTTTCTGGGGTTCGGTCAGTGGCACTCTGATGTTTTTCTCCACCCATGCCAGCGCCTTATCACGTTCAATGGCGTTAACCTGGTCGCATTTTTCCTTCGACAACTTCATGCCCGGGACGACAGGTTTACCATCCACCAGGATGGCACCGCGGCAGATGGTCCAGATCCCCGCACCATCACGGTATGCCGTGGTGTGGTTACCTTCTTTTTCGTCAAGAAACTGGTCGAGGATTTCAGGCGCAGACGCCCCTGCACCAATCAGCGCCAGAACGGCAGCCGACAGGCCGTATCTGATTTTTGCGTTCATGGATATTTATCAGGGTTTATCGATTTCAAATCCCTGGATATATTAAGTCTTCAGGCCAGCGGTGGAGTCTTCAGAGAACCAGTAATTATTCCCGGTAGTTTTCCTCTGTAGGTTATCAACACATCCTGCGCCTCTAAAATGATGGGCCGCTTTTCCGGCAACGGACCATCCCCTTCACATAACCCGGCAGCAACATCCATGAAAAACTGCTTCGCCTGCTTTTTCGCCTCAGCTTCGTAAAACTCCAGCGTGGCACCTTCAGTACGGTCAAGACTAATCGCCACATGTGGCAACAACAACGACGGATGCCCGCCAATTTCAAGTGCCACAGTAACAGCAATCTTATCCGGGTAATTATTTATCTCTTTAACAACCAGTTCGTATTTTTTCTTCATCGCTTTAGTCTCCCCGCGCCGTCTTACGGCGGTCCTCCCTGATTTTGAAATACAGGTTAGTCAGATACGTCAGCAGGCCAAACAGCAGACTCCCCAGTACACCTATTGCCACCCACTGGGACGGAGAGACTTTGTCCAGCAGTTGCAGTAACCAGTATCCCGTCCCTACCGCTGACGTGGTGTATGACACACCTGTTGTGATTTTTTCCATCTGGTACATACCCCGTCTCCCGTTATCCGGAAGCTGACAACAATAAAAAAGCCACCAGTTAACTACTGATGGCCCTGACTCCCCGTTACAGCATCATGACCGATTCGGGTTGAGGTTCAGTCGCATCGGCGACCGGTGATTCAGGCTGAACTTCACCGCTCTCTGCGGTGGTATCTCCCGCTTCAGTCGGTGGCTCTGCCTGTACACCAAGCAGCTCATCCAGAATGGCATCAACCTCTGCATCAAGACGCGCTTCCAGGTTATGGCGAAGTTTTTGTTTCAGTGCGCTCCGGACTTCTTCAGAGCGCAGGACTTCCTTCACTGCTTCAGCAGTGACCAGGGATGTAATTTCTGACATGGGATTTTCTCGTCGAAAGGTGTGATTAAGAAAGTTGCCGCTAAATGAGCGGCTCTTCGGGTTTGCTTCCGGCTGACTGACCGGCGCTGATTTTCTCAGCGGCCCTTTTGTCAATCTGCCTGCGCCAGCAATCGCGCACTGCCCTGTACCCACCCGAAAGGAGATACAGCACACAGACCACCGTACAGAAGTACAGCATTAACTGGTTCAGAAATGTCATAATTTCTTTCCGTTATTGTTGACAATAAGAACTGTTTTCATTAAAAACCAGAGTACGAAAGTATCGTTCCTTTATTTTTTCTCCATAGGTATCACCACCGCCAGCGTCCATTCCTGTCGCTGGCGGTTTTTTTTATCATGCCGCAGTGTCTGTGCTGTTCACTTCCACCGCAATGCTGTCTATCAGTACCGGGTAAGTCGCACCTCTGGTAATGTCTGTCACATGCAGTTTATCCGCCGCAAAGGCACTGACCGGTGACTGCGTCAGCGTGAACGGTGTGCCAACCTGACCATCAATAACCGGCGTCACCTGAAGGCTGTTATTCCCGGCAAAGCGGAAAGCCAGCGTATGCCATTCGTTATCAAATGCGCCAAAGGTTCCCAGTTTCAGGTTGTTTGTCGCCACTTTCGCATTGTGGTACATCACATTCAGGTCTTTTGCATCTGTCTGGATGTAGAACGCTGCCAGCAGGTTATTCCCCCCGTCTCCGGTCAGGGCAACGCCCTGTGGCAGTGAAGAGACCGGCCAGTAAAACGCCATAACATACTGGTTCGCAGCCAGCGCTCCCGAAACCTTAAAGCGGCAGCGAATCTGCCCCCCTTTCTGTAACAGAGCCGCACCGTTGCCCGCGGCGTACTCCAGCACCCAGCTGCTTTTACCGGCCTCCTTGGTCAGCTTCACTGCCTTACCTCCGGTTCCCTCCGCATCGCTGACCACTTCTGCCCTGCCGCCACTGGCTGACCATCCCTGTACTTTCAGGCTTCCCTCTGACTCGCTGGCAAGGTAAGAGAGCAGTGCTGTGACGCCTGTGGCTTCTGCACCGGAAGGCGATGACGGGCGCACCTCTGATACTGTCGATGATGCCCCCGCGTTTAGCGCCACTCTTCCCGCATGGCGCAAAATCGCCGTTGCCAGACGGTCGGAAATAATCCCGCGGCGAGCCCATGAACTGAAATGGCTCGCCCTGTCCTGTGACGTCCAGGTGGCTGAGCTGTCACGCCATTTCGAACCGTAATATCCGATACCCGGAATGTCCGGGTCTTCTTCCGGTTTGTTCGTCGGCACATTCACCCCGTTCTCATCCGTCATGAACGGTACGAAATGGATATTCTTTTCCGTTTTGTTTTTGTAGCTGCCGTACACCGTCTGGTACGAGGATTCGTTCTTCTGCTTCCAGAAATACGTCGTATCTCCACATATCCAGGGAACACCGCCAGCAGAGCCACCGACGCACTGACCTGCCATATCCGCCAGGTCTGCACGGAATTTATCAACCAGCGCACCAAACTGTGCTGCGTGATTTACCGGCGTACCGCCAAAATCAAATTCCCCCTGCATCCACACCACGGCAAACAGCACATTTTTCGGGTTCTTCTTCAGTGCTGCTTTTGTTCGACCGATAAGGTCCTTATACAGCGGCTTGTCCACACCCCAGCGGGTTGAATTCTCCGAGGCACCACTCGCGTCACTGTATGTGCCATCGGCTCCGGTGGTGAACGCTGAACCACCACGACAGCACGGAACCAGCAGAATGCCCGCATTCGCCGGTATAAACGGCAGCAATTTTTTGGCGATATGCAGCCCTTGCCCCACGGTTCCGTACTGTCCCTTTGACAGGTCCGCTTTCGGATGGTTAAGGCGGCTCATGTCCTGCACATCATGCAGACAATGGTCCGCCGGAATGATGTCGTTATATTTGCATGCTGCACCGCCCGGTGTCACCGTACTGCGGCGCGCCAGCTGCTTAATACGCGGGTCCGGACGGTCATATGTCTCCGGCAGCGGAAGGCCTTCACCATATGCCATGCTGTTTGACTGCCCCGCCAGAACCACAACAAAGTAATACTCCGTGTCTCTGGTGGCGCTGATTACTGTGCCTTCTCCATCCGACGGCTTCACCAACACAGGTGTGGTGACATCACCTTCCGCCGCAATGGCCTGCATCAGAGTATAAGGCGTGATGGCCACCGGGCTGCCAAATGGCTGCCACCCCTCCTTCAGTTTTTGTGTCAGCTTTTCCGCAAGGTCTGACGGCGACGCCGCCCTGACAACATCATAATGTTTAATCGACATCGAATTTCTCCCGTGTAGAGGAACAGAGTTAAAAAGCCGGAAGCGGAATCAAATCACAGGATGGCCATCTGCCAGTGGCTGGTCGTAAAAAAAGGCCACGCCATGCGCAGCCGGAAATAAAGGGATAACGATGATAGTTTGAGAAAAACAGAAACAACACTTTTGTGGCAAAGCATGGTGCCGGGTGCCTCCCGGTGAATTCAGTATCAGCACCTGAATCCGCGATTATCCCATATACCTGGTTGCTGATCGCCCCTCCGCACAGGGGGATTCACCATGCAGAAGTGTTTTTAATAAACAGCAAACAAAAAAATCAAGCATTATGCAGGCTGTTTCTTTTTATCACCGGCCACAGCAATACCACAATGCCGCAGACCAGCACCCCATCCGCCAGCACCGACATGATTCTGCTGGTGAAATCCACCATCACCACCAGAAACAGCAGGAGTGCAGCCACAGCCAGGCGCAGTTTTACCGTCACAGGTGATTCTCCAGACGAAGACCCAGAACACCGGCAATCTCTTCCAGCACCTTGCGCTCTTCCGGCTCAATTTCGCCGTCTGCCTCCGCAATGGCCACCGCCACATCCAGCACATCTTCCGCTTCACGCGTATCGTGTTTCACATCCTCGATCTCACGTAACGCCGCACGACGACCAATTTTAAAGTTCGTATCCAGCTGACCGATAATGGTTGCGCTAATCGCATTAATTTCTGACGTAAACGCGGACAGCGCAGGCTGATTACGCAGTACCTGTTCGATCTTCGCTTTCTAGGAAGCCTCACATTCACCATCTGCACAGGCCACCAGGTAGGCAGCATTAATAACCGCCTGTGCCAGATCGCGTTTCTCAAACTTTCCTTTTTCCGGTTAACATGACATACCAATAACTCTTGTCTAAAAAGCCAGCAAGATAAAAAGCCAGTATTCACGACCACCAGCGTGTTTACTGTACTGCACAAGGTTTACAGGTACAAAAAAACCGCTCAGCGGCGGGTTTAAGTTGTGTGGCGAAGTAACCACTCTTAACACGATATAATACTTTTTGCGTACGCGTTAGGATTTTTATAAACTATGCGTCCCCATTCTCGCTATCTTTAGTCGGTCCTGGAATACACATGAAAGTTAGAAGCATAGGATTTACAATAAATAACAATAACAAAAATATTAATACCGTTGACGTAATGAATGCTTTTATCAACGCATCAAACAGAGAACACAGTCGCACAGACTATACTCGTAAAATTCTCATTTCGGATGTGAATGATTTCTATTATGGATTAGTTGTCACATTCAGAAACCAAAAAAAGAACTGTAAGTCGCAATTTGTTGATGGTAAATTCCAGCTTAAAATTGAAGATCTTCAAGGAAGTGACAAACTTGCTAATTTCAACTTTTTCTTAATTAAAAAATCTAATCTTTCTGGTCTCTATATGTATCACCACGGTTCATGCAGTCTGAACACTCTCTTTTCTCATTTAGAAACAATAAGTAATGAATTTATCAGAAATCAAAATAAAGAAGAAATAAAAAAACTTGGTGATAAACCAAAACAAAAAGAAGTAACTGCAATAAATAAAAAATACAAAGAAAGACTGACTTTCAGCCTTATGACAAATAAAAACAACATTCAGAGTGTTTTATGTCAATTCAAAGAGATTAAAAGCACAAGCTTTAAATTTAATTATATAGATTTTAAAGGTGGACCAA